CATCACGCCTGCCGGAACTGTCATGCAGCAGGGTACGCCGCAGGACCAGGCCCACTTCAATAAGATCGAGGCTGGCATTTTGGATGCGCATACCGCAGCGCTGCTCCTTCTGAATTTTGCCCGGCAGCACGAATGGGAGGTTGAAAGCGGAACAAAGGACCTGACCAATGGTGCAAAGTTCCCGTTCAACAGTTCCGCTTCTTCCGTGGCGTTAACCAAGACAAAGGAAAGCGACAACTACATCGTGATCACCGAGGTGGTAAACGCAAACGGAAATGTCGGAGAGATCACAGTATCCGACAAACTGATCAACGGCTTTAAGCTGGCCTTTACCGGCTCGGCTACTGCTGTTACTGTGAAATATACTGTTATCGGAGGTCTGTTGAGATGACTGTCATTGAGAAAAATCCCGGTCAGAAGATCCCTTATGAAGTGTATGGCAATAAGATCTGCTTCGACGACGATCTGACCATCAATCTGGAGAAGCGTGAGGAAGACTGGCCTGTACACATCGACATCTGCCATGATGCCGATGGCCATTTGGTGATCGGCGCAGCTGCTGGCCGCAGCTATGTAGCAGAGATCGACATTCCCAAGCGCAAGTACATCGAAGTACCTGCCGACGAAGCCACCGAGCCTGTTGCAACGGGCACAGAAGGCGCAAACTCCGGCCCTGTTATGGAACCGGTACCGTTCGATATTGACACCGTTACGCTCACCCTGTGGGCGGTGGAGTAAGGAGGTAACTTATGCCTAATTTCGATCTTTCTGCCCTGGCGCTGGCTGCTGTATGCCCGGGCAATGAAATCCTTTACGATGATAAGGGCATGCCCTCTATCATGGTGAAGATCCCCAAGCAGACCTATGCACAGCTTGGTCTTGGCGATAGCACCGCCACCCACCCTGCCTTCATTGTCAACGGGCAGGAGGTTGACGCCATCTATATTTCCAAGTACCAGAATATCGTGCAGAACAATCGTGCCTATTCTCTGCCTGCGCAGGATCCTCAGGTTAATGTCAATTTCGATACCGCCCGGACATATTGCGAAAACAAGGGTGATGGCTGGCATATTATGACCCGGGCAGAATGGGCACTGCTTGCCCTGTGGTGCAAACAGAATGGTTGTATGCCCAAAGGTAATAACGACTACGGCAAAGACCACAGCGAAACTGGTTATAAGGCGATTCCTACTTATGTCGGCAGCGACGGCAAAACTTGCCGTGTCGCCACCGGCACTGGCCCGTTGTCCTGGAGTCATGACGGAACTCCGTCCGGTATTTGGGATCTGAACGGAAATGTTTGGGAATGGGTTGGTGGCTTGCGCACAGTTCGTGGCGAATTGCAGGTGCTTGCGAACAACAACGCTGCAGACAGCGCACACGCACAAAGCGCAGCCAGCGCAGAGTGGATGGCAATCGATGCAACCTCCGGTGACTACATTGTTCCGGACGGATCCGGCACTACGGCAAACTCTATCAAGATGGATTACATTTCCGGACACTGGTGTTGGTCTGTGAACCTGACCAACCAAGCTGACGAAGGTAGATATACTACCTTTGCGGCCACAACCTGCGACGCAACGATCAGTGAGGCGGCGAAAGAAAAGCTTTATGCACTTGCGCTGATGCCGTACGATTCCACGGCTGCGAACTATAATGGAGATTATTTCTACGGAAATAACGGCGCAGCAGAGCGGACTTTCTGCTGCGGTGGCGGCTGGGGCAACGGCTCCGACGCCGGCGTGTTCGGCCTGCACGGCCGCTACGCCCGCTCCAACTCCAGCACGAGCATTGGTTTCCGCTCCGCTTTTGTTAAACTGCCTACTGGCTAACTGTAACCTGTTTGCTCTGCGGTAGCAGAGCCATGCCGTGCGACAGCACGGCCGCGCAAATTTTCAAAATAACGCATTTCGTTATTTTCTCCCAAATCCCACAATCCTCCCGTGCCCGGGAGTAAAATGTATGCACATTATTTCCGGGCAGTAGGGAGGGATCATCATGGCGGAAGATTTGAAGATCCTACAAAAGATCTTCGACATGATGGAGTATGGCTACCAAGCCCTTGCCCAGTACCCGAAGTCCGAAAAATTTGCGCTCGTCACCGACATCAAGCACAGTATGGATATACTGCTTGAAAGGTGCATCGAAGCGCAAAAGAAATATTACAAAAAGACCACCCTACAGGATATGGATGTGGAGGTTATGAAACTCCGTGCATACCTACGGCTTTCTCACCAACTCGGCTTCTTGCCAATGAAGAAATACGAGATATGGTCTGGTAAGGTGGTCGAGATCGGCAAGATGTTAGGTGGATGGATCAAGACCGTCAATGGCCCAAAGTCCACTTAATTAGGGATCAGATCGTTGCGGACTTTCTACTGCGGTGGCAACTGGAACAACGGCTCCAACGCCGGCGTGTTCAACCTGAACGGCAACAACGCCCGCTCCAACTCCAACACGAACATTGGTTTCCGCTCCGCTTTACCTCCAAGCCAGATATTGCAGGCTCAAGGGCTTGTTTTCAGTGCAGAGGGAAATAAAGGGATCTGCTTCCTCAGTCGGCTTTGTCGGCTGAAAAATATTAGCTGTATATGCCAGCGTTCCGATCTGCAATAGGTACGGCGCTCGTAAGGTACAGCCTTCGGGGAGATGGCGAAATGGAAAAGCACTCTCATGTTTTCGAGAGGTTTGCGACTTTTGACAATTTGTATGACGGTTACCTTCTTGCACGCCGCAATAAACGGTACCAGGAATGTGTGCTCGGATATTCCGCTAACCTCGAAGAGAACATCATTAACGATGTTAATCGGCTTTGGTGGAAAGAGTACAAGCCGGGGCAGCTGCATCAGTTTTATGAATACTTCCCGAAACTGCGCATCATCCACTCGTTGCCGTTTGCGGATCGTGTTGTAAATTGCGCAGCATACAAAACCCTGTGGCCAATCTATGCAAGGTCGTTCTATGAGCATAGCTATGGAAGTGTCCCCGGGAAAGGAACGATCAAAGCGGTACTCAAACTCCAGGAGTGGATGCGGCAGACCCAACGCAAGCCCGGGCAATGGTATGTCGGCAAAATGGACGTGGCTAAATTCTTCTTCCGGATCCCGGTAGAAGTGCAGCTGCGTGAACTGGGCAGACCGCTTAACGATCCGGACATGATGTGGTTTTTGGAAACGGCGATACGGTGTGATGGCAGAGCCTTCGGCTTGCCGCTACACTGCACCGATGTTACAACTGCAGAGCGAGTGTCCGGGATAGGCATGCAGGTCGGCTCTCTCATATCGCAAATGACAGCCAATGTGGTTATGACCCCTGTGGATCACTATGTAAAGCGTGTACTCAGAGCGCCGTATTACATCCGGTACATGGACGATATGGAGATCCTGGCAGAGTCCAAGCAGCAGGCGTGGGATATCATCGGCGCCACCGATGAATACCTGCAAGAGAACATGGGGCTGCAGCTGAACCAAAAGACGGCGGTTGTACCGGTTGGCACAGGTGTCGAGTTTGTAGGGCGCCGGGTGTGGCCTGAGAAGATCGAACTTCGCAAGTCCACCTCTCTGCAAATGAAGCAACACCTTGCCTATGTTATGGACGGGTACTCGAACGGCACATTGCCGTTGGAGTACTGCAACAGTGTGATACTTAGTTACCTCGGCCTGATGAAGCATTGCAACTGTGATGCACTCCGGGAAAAGGTGCTGAGCGACTTCGTACTGGTGCGAAAATCAATGGAACAAAAGGACTGATCTCCCACCCGGGAGACCGGTCCTTTTTTACTGCTTCAACCTTCAGTCTCCACCATGCCGGCGACTGAAAGCCAATAACTTACAGAGCCGTGCATCTTGGTTGAGGTGCGTATGGAGGAGGTGAGGAAGTGACATTACAGCAGATCTTAGACAAGGTCGGCGGTGTGGTTAGTGACAACTGGGGATGGATCCTGGTTGGGCTGCTCTCAATCGTCGAAGTGTCGAAAATCAAAATCAATCCCTGGACGATCCTCTTCGAGTGGATCGGCAATCTCTTTATGTCTGGCGTCAAGAAAGACATTAAGGATCTGAACGAAAAGGTTACCGGTGTTCAGGCCGACATTGTGGAAATGAAGGCCGAGAGCCGGGAAGCCGAAGCAAAAGCTGCAAGAAATCGCATCCTTAGGTTTGGTGACGAGGTCTACCAAGGCATCCACCACAGCAAGGAGTATTTCGATCATATCTTGGCCGATATATCGAACTACAAAAAGTATTGCAAGGAGCACCCGGAGTTTCAGAACGAAATGACGGTAATGACGGTCCAGCATATTGAGACTATCTATCAGCGGTGCTTAGAGGAACACGACTTCCTTTAGGCGCAAATCAATAAAAAGGCTCACGGATCTCCGTGGGCTTTGTTTTTTACAAGGAGGAATTTCTATGAGTTTTACTGCAAGCAAACTCCTGGCTATTGCAGCTGCCGAGATTGGCTACAAGGAGAAGGAAAGTAACTCCCAACTTGACAGCAAGACTGCCAATGCAGGCGACAACAACTACACCAAGTACGCCCGGGATCTGCACGCCGCAGGTTACTACCAGGCGAACAAGAACGGCTATGCATGGTGCGATATGTTCGTCGACTGGTGCTTCCTGCAGCTGACCGGCAGCAAGGAGAAGGGCGAACACCTCGAATGTCAGACCGGCCTTTATGGTGCGGGCTGTGAATGGTCCTCCGATTGCTACCGTCGTGCAGGTCGCTTTGACAAGAACCCTCAGCCCGGCGATCAGATTTTCTTCGGCAAAACTGACGATGAAGAGCATACCGGTATCGTGGAAAAGGTGGAGAACGGAAAGGTTTACACCATCGAGGGCAACGCATCTAACCAGGTGAAACGCTGCACCTATTCCTTGTCCAGTTCCTACATCGTTGGTTATGGCCATCCCCGGTTTGATCCTGAGGAAGCAACAAAGCCGACTCCTGTTGTTACTGGCAGACCCAGTACCAGCGCCGATGAAAAGGCTCTGTGGGATCGCTGTAAGAAGATGGGCATGAATGACTACGGCGCTGCCGGCACCCTGGCAAACATTTTTGCCGAGTGCGGCCTGAAATCTAACAACCTTCAGAACACCGGCAACACCAAGTTGGATATGACCGACGAGGAATACACTGATGCAGTTGACAGCGGTGCTTACACAAACTTCGTCCGTGATAGCCACGGTTACGGTCTGTGCCAGTGGACATACTGGAGCCGCAAGCAGGCATTGCTTGACTTTGTGAAGGCTGCCGGCAAGTCTGTCGGCGACTGGGCAACACAGATGGACTTCATGGAGAAGGAACTGGCTGGTTATTCCGGTTTGATGAAGATCCTGAAAACCGCCACCTCTGTCAAGGAAGCTTCCGATGCCTTTATGTGCCAGTTTGAGCGCCCTGCCGATCAAAGCGAAACCGCAAAGGCGAAGCGTGCAAGCTACGGCCAGGGGTACTACGATAAGTATGCCACCTCCGCAAAGCCGTCTGCGCCTGCAACCCCTGTGGTTGCTGAGCTTAAGGTTGGCGACATCGTTGAGTTCACCGGCGCAAAGCATTACGCCAGCTCCAATGCTTCTACAGGTCCTTCCTGCAAGCCTGGTCGTGCCAAAGTTACTGCGATCTACAAGACGGGCAAGCACCCCTATCATCTGATTGCTGAAAAGGGCAGCGGCTCCACTGTTTACGGCTGGGTCGATGTTGCTGACATCAAGGGTATGACTGGCGGTGCGGAAACTGGTGGTGCAGATCCTGCATGGACACCTAAGGTGGGCGATATTGTCAATTACAACGGCAATACGCACTACATCAGCGCCAACAGCAATTCTCCCAAGTCCTGCAAGGGCGGCAAGGCTAAGATCACACAGATCTATCAGCTGGGCAAGAGTAAGCACCCTTACCATTTGGTGCGTGAGTCTGGCTCCGGTGCAACGGTCTATGGCTGGGTTGATGCCGGCAGCTTCACGAAAGTGTGATGCTATGGCTGTACGCAGAAGGACAACCAATACTTCCCGGATGGAGTTTTCAAAAAGGATAACCGTCCTTTCCTGGGCGGTTGCCTTGATCCTCACATTGCTTGCGATCATTCTGCCGATCGAGGGATATTCCCCTGAGGGTGTTTCCCTGGCGCTTCCCTATGCGTGGGGCGAGGTCGCAGCGGTGAATGCCCTTTATCTGTGGAAGGCCAAGAACGAAAACCGCCACAAGTACGCCCAATTGTATGTGGACAAAATCGCAGAAACACACGGTATCGAAACCGCTATCCGCATTGCGGAAGTGGTACTTAAAGATTAGGAGGAAATCACATGGATAAAATTGTTGGATTGATCCCGCTGCTGCTGGTGATCGTAGGCGTGTTGGTCGTGCTGACCAACATCATTGTTGAGGTGCTGAAAAAGCTGATTTGGGATAAGATGCCCACGAACTTCCTTGCGGTGATCGTGGCACTTGTGCTGACCCTGGTGGCATTCTTCGCCTTTATCGCCATAGC